ATTACACGCACTGAAAGCTAAAATATCGAAATATAAAGGGGGAGAATCTAAGTGACACATGAAGAAAGAGACAAAATCATGCAAGAAATGATCGATAAATGCCTGCGAGTTTTAAAAGCAAAAGCGGAGGGATACTCAACGGATGAGGATGTTCTTCATAACTTTAGGGTGGCAGCAGGACTACAGGGGCGTACTGTGCCACAGGCTCTTGTAGGGATGATGACAAAGCACACAGTTAGTGTATACGACATGGTTAAC